TGTTTTGATCTACAATTTTATCTTCAGCAACTTTTAAATCTCTTTTAAGATCTATAATTTCTTGCTGGTTGGTGTTGATAGTATCTGTAAGATTAACAATATAACGAACACCTGTAAAAGTTCCAACTAAGACCGAAGCCACAACTGGAACCATTACTATATTTTTTTTTAACAGATCTGCTAAATTCATTATCTAGTCCAAAAAAATATTCTTTTCCACCAAGGTGTGTGCGTAGGATGAATACAAGTTGCACATCCACAACCACCCTCTATAGGTAATCCTGGACACTTATCCCCACAATGGCATTCATGTTCACATTCAATACAAATCATTTTTTCTCCTCTATATCATAAAACATTTTATCAGAATCTTCCGTTACCCAATCAGATCCTTCACAGTCCCAGTACGTAGTTTGCACACTATAGTCTGGCCAATCATTATCTGTTGTATAACTGTTCACATGCCAAATGATCCTGTTGTTTGGCTGCGCTGCATAATTACCATTTTTCAACGCTAATATGTGTGCACATTTGTGCTCTTGCGGAATTTCTGAATGTTCCGTGTTCAGTATATTAGTCTCTGGATGCGCCCAGTCAATAGTAAATAAATATTGACCTTCATAGAATTTTTTATCTTTACCTAAATACTTACCGTCTATACCAGCCAACCAATCAAAACAATGGACACTAGGATAATAACTAAAGCAGTTCCACAGTTCGAGTTGATCCACTCGCATATCAGGCACGTCTTTTCTTTCAAATTCTTTTTGAAAGAATGCTGAAATAGGTAGCCTATAAAAGACTGCACCATTTGGTAGCATGCAATGAAATAAGATTGCACGACCTGAAATAGAGCTAAGACCAAAGATAACACAGTCACTAGACTGTCCTTTATTTTTTTTAAGATCATAGAGATACTCCCTTCTTATTTTACAATAAATTGGCGGTATATTAGCATTTAAATAAGCCATAGTACATTATTTTATTTCACCCCAGTTTGGACCATATTCATCGTCTACTTTGTTTGGAACTTCTAGATCCACTGCGTGGATCATGATGTCTTTTATTCTATCAGCTTGTTGCTGTGATTCAATAGAAAAGTCTAACTCATCATGTACTTGTATGTGAGCCAAGATTCCTTCTTTATGAAGCTTGACCATAGCTTGTTTAGTCATGTCAGCTGCACTACCTTGAATTAATTTATTTAAAGACTTGTAAGTGAATGCTCTACGGTGACCATTTTTGTGCCAATAGTTTTTCTTCTTTTGTCTTTTGTCATCTAAAACAAATTCTCCATCGTCATCTTTTAACCATTCACCCATATTTTGAAGTTGAAGCATTCTTTCTTCATCTTCTGCTGGTACATACTTACCCCAGTCTGTGCCTTTTAAAATAGGTTCGTATTTTGGAAAACGACAACGTCTACCAAGTAATGTTTTTATTTGCCCTTTGTTTTCTGCAGCACTCATAGCTTTGTTCATTAGTTGTTTTACAAATGGAACTTTACTATGATACTTGTCAAATAATTCATCAGCTTTTTCTTTTGTAACGCCTAACTCTGCTTGAAGTTTTGCCTTACCCATACCATAAAACAATCCAAGATTAATTGTTTTTGCTTCCGATCTTGGAATCTCAGCCATCTCTGCAACTATCTTGTGAAAGTCTGTTGATGGATCTGAATCATATGAATCTGCAATTGTATTTACAGATGGTAATTCATAACGCAAAGCATAGTGTGCAACTAACCTTGGTTCCTGTTGCGAGTAATCGAAACAACCCCACTTACAATTTTCTTCAGGTATAAATAATGATCTAATCATGGGGCCTGTTACCGGATCCCTGGCTGGTATCTGCTGTAGATTAGGGTTAGAATAACTAAATCTACCCGTAACTGTACCACCATCATCAGAACGAATTTGATTAATACCTGCATGTATTCTACCACAATGTTCATGATCAATAATGGTATCAATAAAGGTTGTTCTAACCTTGTTTATTTTTCTAGCTTCTGCTATCATCTTAACTACAGGATGTTTATGATTTGTAATAAAGTTTTTAGTGAAAGAAGGTGTTTTTGTTTTTGCAGTTAATTCATATTTTAAATTCAAGTTGTCAAAAGCTTTGGCAATACTTGCTCCTGCCCATAGTTGAACTTCTTGGTTACATTGTTTTTTTATTTGTAGGAGTAACATTTCTTCTTGTACTGCTAACTCTTTCTTCAATCTATGAGCTTTTTCAACGTCCACTCTCACGCCAAGAAATCGCATATCGACCAGGCAGGGAAAAAGATCCGTTTCAAGATTAAAAATATTCTGTAGTTGTTGTTCTTCAATTATTTTTTTAAAATACTGCCACAATTCTAAAGTAAGTTCAGCGTCTGCTTCAGCATATTCTCCAACTTCCATAGCAGGCAATCTCCACATATCAGCTTTAGGATCTAATCCTCTTGACTTTGCAGCTTCAATTAGTTTTGTTTCGTTCTTACCTTTCTTTAAGAAAGCCCAAGACAAAGTATTTAGTGTGTAAGAAAATCTATTCTCATCTATAAGACTGGCTGCAATCATAGTATCTATAATTAAACCATTGATTTTTATACCTAATTTACGTATCCAACATACGTCGTACATTGCATTATGAAATACTTTTTTTGCAGGTAAAGCACAAACATCTGTAAACCAATCTAAAACTTGTTTACGGTCCATGTTAGGTCCTTCTTCATGTGCAATTGGATAATAAGCTTTCCATCCTTCAACAGCCACAGCTATACCTACAATTTCTCCTACACCTATGATTGCTCCTGAACCTAGTTTCTTTAGATTTGGATCACGTGTCTCTAAGTCAATTCCTATTTCCTCATACTTAGATAAATCTGGAAATTCTTTTGGCTGTAACCACTCTGTTTGAGGTATTATCATTTCTTTTTACCCATGTCTTTCAGTGTTTTAATTTCTAATTCACAGTAATGAATTATTTTTTCTAAGTCTTGTATTCCCGCCTTGTTCTTGTAGCGACACACGTACTTTATAACGTTTCCCTGAAAAAAAGAAAGGTCATTCTTAGATATAAATTCATACGGTTGAATATGAAATTTTTTATAATGTGATCCGCCAATTTGTTTTTCTTGTGGTCCTTTAGTGCTTTCAAATATACTATTGTCTGTCATAGTTTGTATCCCTTCCTCTGTATTTTTGCTTTTAGTTTATATAAATTATTTTTTGCACGAGTAACCGCAACGTACCAAACTCTATGCTCTTCATCCTCCTTGTCTTCACTTTTCTTTATTGCTTTCAATATTTTGTTACCCATATCTAAACATAGAATAACATTATCTTGTTCACCACCTTTAATGGCATGAATAGTTGATGTCCAGATTCTAGCAGGTTGACTTAAATCTTCACCTGCTTCAATTAAACCTAGAAGATAATCTTTATCTTCTTGTTCTATATTTTGAAAAGCTTCATACCAATCTTTTTTTAAATTAAATTCTTCTGTGCCTGTGTATTCTTTAATATCTTTTATATTTTTTTCTTCTATTTTAATATTATTTTGCAACAATTCATAATTTTTTATAGCATTGTATGCCCTAACCCTGACGCTTTTTCCTCGATTACTTTCAAAATATAAATTCTTTTTCTTTAGTTGTTCTTCTATTTTTAATAGTCTTGATACTGTTCTAGTTAATATTAACCACTTACCCTTGGTTAAATCTACCTGGTCCAGGTTAGCAATCCCCTCACAGTTTCCTTCGTAGTCTCTTGGATAATATTTTTTTTCTTTTCTATTACCAACAATGTTTTCTATACACATTTGTGATTGTTCTTGTATAGCTTTTGATATTCTTCTAGACTTATGTAATACTTTTTCTTTTGCAGGTTCATCAATAAATCTATTTACATCAGCTCCGGCCCAGGCAAAGATAGCTTGGTCATCATCTCCAGCAAGATAAATGTCTTTACTTTTTTCTTTAAACTTATCGTACAGCTTCCATTGTAATGGTGATAGATCCTGCGCTTCGTCAATAAATACTGTATCGAACTCAGGAATTTTATTATCTTTCTCCAATAACATTTCTATCATATCATTAAAGTCAATTAATTTTTTCTTTTTTTTATAAACCATTAAATTTTCTGCAATGTGTTCTAATATAATCCAATCAACTTCTTTTGAATTATGTTCTCCACGGTCAAACTCTTCTCTTATGTCTACACACCTATTGATTGCTCTATGTATCAATTGAAAGTATGGATTGTCACAAGTTAAAAAAGAAGTTTCTTCTTTGTTATATCTGTCATAGTATTTTACTTTCACATTTAATTTTTTACCAAAACTTTCGTAATGATATGGCTGCATTACATCCTCTTCTTTTAATCCTAAAATATTAAATGCAAATGAATGGAGTGTTTGAAAGTATGGTAGTTTTTTATCTTCTGCTGGCATTCTTTTCTTTGCTTCACCTGCAGCTTTTTTAGTAAATGCAAAATAACCTATCTTATGTAATGGTGTTCCAACTCTTGCGTAGGCTTTGGCTCTTGATATCAATCTATATGTTTTACCCGTACCAGGAGGGCCATATATTTTATATATCATTAAATAATATCCTCTTCATCTTCGAAGTCTACAATCTCTTGTACCTGTTTTCTTTCTTCAAAAATATGTAAAGGTATCTTAAGAACTTTTATTGGAGGAAAATAGTTATCGTCTTTATCTTTACCAGGAAATCTTTTTGGTTTATTAAACAAAGCTTTCTTATCTTTATCATCACTTTTAAATAATTCTTTTATCATGTTAGAAGTTCTTTGCGGATCTGTTTTCCATTCTCTGGTTTTTAAATCAGAATAAAACTCATCATAAACAAACCATGCGTAATTTTCATCCACCAAAGGTTTACCACTTTCGAATGATTTATATGTTGTAGCTTTTGGTCCATAAATATATTTCTCTAAATTCTTTAACAAAATATCCATAGGACTTGTGCCCTCTACTGGTTCAATAGTTTCTACTTTTTCTTTGTCAAATAATAACTGCATTATTTCAATAAAGTCATTACCTTTTATATTTGGTGGAACTACAAATGCTTGCTCCATCATCAATGCTCTCAATGCTTTTTGACTCTCTAGTTTATAAATATCTTTTGCATGTACTTGAACTGTTTCACCATCTTCTCTTTCAACAGTAAACTTCCATTCAGGTGTAGGTTTATAATTTATTTTTTGTAATGCTGACATCCTAGGCCATACAGGTTTATCATCAGATAAGATTCCAAACTTTCTTTTTAAACACACGGGTTTAACACATACAGGAGATAATAACTCTCCATTGCATTGATAACCTTTTGTTTCTTTGTCCCAACTTTTAATCTTTGTTTTGACATGATCATCTGTCCATTTAGAATCAAACTTAAAATAATTTCTAGCTGCTTCAACTATCTTATCTTTCCAATTATCTTTGTATTTCTTTTTAGCAAACACCATATAGTTATATAAAAATCTATCTCTATCATCTGTCATTATTTCTTTTGTAAGAACTCCAAGACAAGGTGGACCATCATTAAATTCTTCTCCACTACCTTTTAATTCATCTGAAATAATTTTTTCTTGTATATCTTTTAATTGTTTTTTGTTTACTGCATTCAGCTCAATACATTTTACAAACATATCCAGAGACATTTCAGTTCCATCAGGTGCTAATGCTCTTCGACCATCTGCATTGTATGGAAGATTTATAAAGTTACCGTTTGCTTTGTTACCTTTTTCATCTGAAGAACGTAAACTTGTTTGTTTAGGAAATATTTCTGTTTTAGTATTTAACTTAAATACATAAAGCATTTGCTCTAAGAACTGTCTTATCTCTATTGCTTTTACGAATTCAGTGGTGAACACATATAAATGTAGTCCACCACTTTTGGACAGGACAGGGATGATTGGTAAACTTTTTTCTTGTATAGTTTTTAAATAATGTTCTCTATCAATTGGATACTTATCTACATCGATCGCACCAAATCTTGCAGTGCCATCATCGGTACATGGTTGAATACCAATTGATTTGATTCCCGTTAAATGATCTTCATAATCTTTTTCTGTAACTTTTAATTGTGACCATTCATGTTTAAATTTTTTCTTACCTGTTTCTGGATCTACGTATCCCTCGTTTATTTTACAGACACCATAATTACGTGTTAACCCTGTAAAATACTTTATAAAATCTTTCATTCCCATCCCTGTTTTTAAGGCGCCTCCAGTCTCCCTTCAGCGCCTCTGCTTGGCCAGCATTCCCCAAAGGGAAACTAGATAATGTCTTCTTTACTCTTAGTTGATGCAACCTGTTCATACTTAGGTTTCGCTGCACCTGCAAAAGCTTCTTCTTGAAGTTTTTTTGCAGTTTCATAGATCGATAAATCTTCTGGCTTAGATACATCTAACATTCTAACCTTACTAGGTTTATAGACGTGCCAGCTTTTATCTCCCCAGTTTTTACCAACTGTTTTAAGATTAAAGACTGCTGCAAATGCTGCAGGTTTAAATGAACCTTGAGCATCTTTTACTCTAAGATTATCAATTAAATCATTTAACTCTCTACCTGGAGTTAAGTTAGATGATCTCATAGTGATAACTGCTCTTCTCGCTTCACCGTTAATTAATGCTAGTACAAAGAAATACATAGTTTTTTCACAGTAATTACCGTTAGATAATCTGTACTTACCATTTTTTTCTTCTACTGCATCCGCAGGTGGATTGATGTGAGTACCGACTGGTGCTGCTGCACTGTCTCCTCTCTCTTGCCATTCTGGATATCTAGTGTGAGTGTGACACACAACTACTTCTAGTCCTTTATCACCATCAATTAAACTACCCATACTTCCAGAATATATCATTCCAGGTTTAGCACCTTCAACGTATTTAGCGTTTCTTGTGTTACACTCAGGTGATAATTGGTGAAGGATTTTTAAAATCACAGTTGATTTATCACTGGACTTTAATTCCTCCGTACCTTTTCCTGCATCGGATCTTAAGCTTACTGGTGATAGTGCACCTGCACTATTCTTTTGAACCATGTCTGTATTATTACTCATATATGTTTACTCCTATATATAGTTATTGGTTTATTTTTTATTTTTTATTTTTGTTTGATTTCCATCAAACGTCCAAAAAAGATCTTCTGGAACTTCATTACCTTTGTTCTTCCAATCTTCCATGGTTACTTTAAGAGTCATGGCATGAACTGCTTCTTTTTGAGAAGGTTCATAACCAGACTCTTTTGCAAGGTTAGCATATTCTGCAGCCTTGTTTTCTTCGCCTTGACCAAAGTTAACTGTGATTTCATTTTTCACAATATCACCTAAGCCATTATTTCGAAGCCATTGTATCGCCTCAGCTTTTTTATCAGCTTTTATTGTGGCGCTATAAATTTTTTTAACAGATAATTCGGAACCATCTTTAAGTTTAAGAGTACTTAAATTCATCTTTTCCATAAGTTCAGGAATAGTAAAATTATTTAATTGTTTTTCTTGCTCTTTTAATTCTTTTAGATTTGCCTCTGTACTAGATATCTGTGCATTAATAGAATTTAATTTTTCTATTTGCTCAGACAGTTCTGTTGGATCAATTGCATTTAATTGATCGGGTGCATCGTCACGTAGATTTATCATTTTTAACTCCTTTATTTAAATTAACTTTCATGTTTCGTAATATAGAAACAAATTAATCTTTGTCAAGACTACTTGTTAAATAAATTTATTTCTATAGGAAAATAAGACGCTTGAATTCTGTCCCACTTTAATAATTTAAAGCGACCATTTGTCACATCACTTGCAACGGCACATACAACTCCAATTAGAGCAGGATCACCATACAACAAAAGATAATCATCAGATGTAAAATCTTTTAAACTATTTTTTATTTCTATAATTAATGGTCCCGGTGAAAATTGCATTTGTTTTAATTTAGGAAACATTGTCTTAATTTCGCCATATTTAATTGCAGGAGTCAAATCAAATTTAGGTTTCCCTGTTTCTCTATCCGTGGGTATTTCTTGCACTAAATAAACTTTGGACAAAGTTGTCGCATCATCAACATAGTGTTGTTTATTATTATATTTTAATATTTTCATATTGACTTTATATCTTTCTCTTCTTATATACACCAATAGAAAGCAAAGTAAAGGTATATATAAATTATGAATTACAAATTTAAAACAAAACCATATAAGCATCAGCTAGATGCATTACAAGACTCTTGGGACAAAGAAAACTTTGCCTATTTCATGGAGATGGGTACGGGTAAATCTAAAGTTCTTTTGGATAACGCTGCAATGTTATATGACAAAGGTAAAATTAATGGTCTATTAATTATTGCACCTAAAGGTGTATATAAAAACTGGTACGACTCAGAGATACCAACACACTTACCTGATCACATTTTTAAAAAAATGGTGTTGTGGAAGACATCAGATAAATCAAAAAAACAACAATTACTTTTAAATACTTTGTTTGAAACAGGAAGTGAGTTTCATATATTATTGATGAATGTAGAAGCTTTCTCAAAAGGTGATGGTGCAGCTTTTGCATATAAATTTTTATCTTGTCACAATGCAATGATAGCGATCGATGAGTCTACAACAATTAAGACTCCTACATCTAATAGAACTAAAAATATTTTAGCACTGAGAGAACATGCTAAATATAGAAGAATACTTACAGGTTCTCCTGTAACTAAATCACCATTAGATCTATTTAGCCAATGTGAGTTCCTTGATCCCTGGCTCCTGGGGCATACTTCATATTGGACATTCAAGTCTCGTTATGCAGTAACTAGAAAGATTCAGGTACAAGGTAGACAAGTAGAAATAGTTGTTGGTTATAGAAACCTGGGTGAGTTATCAGAAAAGATACAACCATTTTCTAAAAGAGTTTTAAAAGATGATTGTCTAGACTTACCTAAAAAGACTTTTATGAAACACGTTGTTGAAATGACTAAAGAACAAAAGAAAGTCTACAAACAAATGAAAGAAGAAGCTATTGCCTATCTTGATGGTAAAGTTTTATCTTCAGCTACAGTCATGACTCAGTTAATGAGACTACATCAAATTACTTGTGGCCACTTCACACCTGATGATGGAGAGATAAAAAATCTTCCATGCAATAGAATGACAGAGCTAATGGACATATTAGAAAATGTACATGGTAAGGCTGTTATCTGGTCCCACTATACTCATGATGTAAGAAGAATTATAGATGAGATTAAAAGAGTATATGGTGATGATTCTGTTGTTGATTATTTTGGTCAGACCACTCCAGAAGAAAGGTCAATTAATATAAAGAAATTTCAGGAGGATGACAAGTGTAGATTTTTTGTAGGAACTACTCACACGGGTGGTTATGGTATTACATTAACTGCTGCAAGTACAATGATTTATTTCTCAAACGGTTATGATTTAGAAAAAAGACAACAATCAGAAGCTAGAATAGATCGTATTGGTCAAACAAAACCTATGACTTATATTGATATTATTTCTGAAGATACTGTTGATGATAGAATTGTTAAAGCGCTTCGTAGCAAAATAAATATTGCTAATCAGATTATGGGTGAGGATTATAAAGATTGGATTTAGATTTTATCTAATAACATTAGAATAACACTAGCCATACCAGCAAGTAATACGCCAGCACATACTATCATTATTTTTTCTATTCTTTTGATTTGTTCTTCAATAGATTTAATTTTATCGTGAGTTTGTTTCTGCATGATTCTACACAGCTTTTCATGTGATTCTATTCGTGTAAGTGCTTCATCTTTTCTAGCCATTATATTGTAACCCCCGCTACAATAAAAACCCGATAGTGTGATACCATCAAACCGCCCAAATAATTCATTACGCTAAACCTCGTTGTCTTAATCTAATTTGTTTTTCTTCATCAGATAATAATGCATTCTCTACTGACGTCAATCCTTGATTCATGGCGCCTGCTGCTGGCATGGCTGCTGTTTGAATTACTTGTTGATTGGGCATTGGTTGTAGTGGTAAAGAACCAATTGTTGGATCTTTAAATTCTATAGTCTTATCTATTTCTTCAGTAAAATCACTTAGATTGAATTCAAATTCTTTTGATAAATCTGCTCCTTGAAAAGCTTCTATCATTTCTATTATCTGAGGTATAGCTTCTTGAAAAGGATCTTCGTAATTTGGATTTGATTCTTGAAACTCTTCAGATTTTCTAGAAAATTTTTCTATAATTCCTTCAGAAGGAACATAAGGATTAAACAATCCTTCAAACAAAGGTCCATATTCTTTTGATGATCTGTTTCTTTCTTCAAAAACTTTTGCTAGTTCTTCATCTTCAACATCAAATTGATTAGCTGCTTTTAAATCTAAATGCATGTTTTGCTGTGTATTAAAAAGTGCTCTATTGGCTATAAAAAATTGTCTAAGAACTTCATCTTTAGTTGTGGGAGATGATAATAATCTTGAATCACCACCTGTAAATTCTCTTCTATCTTCCCTACTCCTTTGGTCATAACCTGTAATTTTAAATTCTAAACCTTTTATGGGATCTATCTTAATTAATCTCCACCCCAGTAAACCAGGTAATTCTTTTTCTATATCGTAAACATTTCCTTTTGGATCAGGTAACCCTTTTGATGCATAATATATTCTAGACAGTTGAGACTTAGAAAAAGGAATTTGTGTTTTTAATAAATGTTCCATAGTAATTCTAACTTTGTCAGGTATAGGTGTTGAATCTGTATATAATTTTTTACCTGTATCAGTTACTCCACCTCTTATAATAATGTCTATAATTGCCTCTGGTGCAATTGACTCTGATGTAAATGGCTCTATTGATCTTGTAAAAGCATCCGATATACCTTTAATAAAACCTGTCATTAATTGTTCATCTTTTTCAATACCCTCTTGAACAGATCTTAGAAGAGTTCTAAAAGGTTGTTCTAAATAATCGTAGGCATTATTACTACTCCAGTTTTGATAATAATAAGTTCTTTTTCCATTTTCATCTTCATCATAAGAAATAAATTTTTTGTCACCAACTTCATATGGCGCAACCCATCTTTCAAGAGCTGTTTCCTGTTCATCCGTAGTTCCTGTTATTGCTTTAAATCCTGCACCTAATCCAACACCTATACTTCCAAATACAGCTGAAGCACCTATTAATCTTTTCATACCAATACCATAAAGAGGATTATCATTTTTAACTAATCCTTTTCCTGTTTCAAAAACCATAGGTAACATATTAGAACCTTTCGTAGGCTTAGAATGTCTCATCTCTTTCAATATTCTACTACCAACACCAACAGCGCTATTCATAACTGCAGTTGGAAAAGATGCAAAGTTACCAAAAGGAGTTGAACGTAACCCTTTTACAATATCAGATACATATGCATAGTTTGGAACTGTATTTCTAACAATATCAGCTGCCTCTTCTTCTAATTGAGTAGCAGTTTTTTTAATACCTGCTTTTAAATATGCCTCCCCTAATCTTTCTTTTTCTACCCAATAGTTATAAATTTTATAAGCATCGTCTTCTAATGTATATAAATCTTGAGCAGGTTTAGTTATTCTAGATAGTTTTTGTAACATTCTTTTAAATACATTTGTTGAAAAACCACCATCTGGATTTAATTCTATGTCTCTTAAAAGAGCTTGATAATCTCCCATTTTAGTGCTGGTGTTCACAACACCTAATTCTAGTAATCTTCTATATTCTTTCATGGACTCAGGTGAACGAACACCAAATTGAACAGATTTAATTGCTTTAGTTATAGCTTTTTTTACTAATGCAGGATTTGTAAATAAAGTTCCATTAGCTACTGAAAACGCTGAAGCACTTAAAAAGTTTCTTGCGTGTGTTGTGGGAGACAGAACTGTTTTTGCAACTTGTGCACCAGCTTTTGGATATAGAAAAACATATTTATATGCATTTCCACCTTTACTTGTAAACCAATCACTTAATTTATTTACAGCTTCAAATGATTCAGATATTTCTTTTGTTGTATGTAAATTTTTTAATCTATTGACAAGAACACCATTTTTAAACATACCTTCTAATGTTTCATCCAATGATACAATTTTATTTAACCCCCCAGCCCCTAATTCTCTAATTGCGTCTTGTTTTTCAGAATAAAAAAGTCCCTTAGTGCCTTTTGCAATAGCTTCATCATTCTGTTTTAAAACAGTATCTATAAACTCTGATCTTCTTGCTAAATTAGAAAGTAATCCTATACCACTGTAAATTGATTCTCTTGCATCATCTACTTCTCCAAATAATTTTCTAAAAGCTTTACTTCCCTTACCTATAATTTCAGTAGCGGAATCACCATTTCTATTTTTTTTACTTAAAGTTTGTACAAAATTTTTTCTTACATCAGGTGTTTTTGCACCTATTGTTAAGTCAGTCATTTTAAATGAAGGTAATTGTGTTTTAGGTGTAAACTTAATTGCACTATCTAATATTTCATTTACTCTGTAACTTAATTCATCATTAGATAAATTTCTTCCATGTCTTTCTCCATGTCTTTTTAATATTTGTTTTACTGTATTTATAGATTCATCCGTAGGTTTATATCCCGTTAACGAATCAACATACGGGTTTTGAAATATTTTATATGTTCCACCCAACATTATTTTTAATCTATCTCCCATTAAACCAGGTAAATCTCTCATATTTTTTGGAAGAGTAACTTTAGCCGTACTACCTTCTTTAACAGTTTCAACTAAAGATGCAAATTTCTGTCTAGTATTATAAATAGAATCAAACACAATTTTTTGTGAATCAGAATTTAAACCACCATTTTTCATCTGTCTTTGTAATTTTTGTGAAAGCTTTGTGTTTCCTAATTTTTTAGATAAATCACCTTCAAACATAAGTTCTTTTAAATCTTTATAAAATTGATCTTGTTGTTTGGTGTATTGTTCTCTTAAACCTTTATTAAAAAGTGTTTTAATACTTGGAAACATTTTACCAACTTCATTATCTATTCTCTTTACTTGTTCCATTGCAAAGTTAGCATCTGCTGCTTTACCTGCTTCTTCAGCATTCTTAGCTAAAAACATTGCTTCAGGTTTGTCGGAAGTAGGTCTTACAACTCCTGCTATTTTATCTATAGATTTATTTATTTTAGATGAGCTAAAAGCTAATTCTTTTCCGTATTGTGCTACTTTACCAACTAATTTAGTTGCTCCATAAACAAATGGAAAATAAACTATTGAGTCTGCACCAAATTTTAATCTATTAATTAATTTTCTACTTGCATCTTCTTTAGGATCTTGGGATTCGTCTAAATCTAATTGAGTAGGACCTATATCGAATGCATCACCAAACGTTCCAATTTTTTCAGCATCTCCTACAAATACTTCACCAGCAGCTCCTCCGACTATAGCAGCTCCAAATCTTGCATATCTTTCTTTATCATTTAATTCTTGAACTTTTTTAAGACCTTTTTTAGCATTTTTGCCTTTTAGATTTACATAGTTTCCAGCTTTTTTAGCCTGTAATGCTTTAGTTGCTAATTTAGATGCAATTTTTGCACCAGCTCCTGCAGGCACACCTATTTGAATTATTGCTTCTAAAATTTTTCCAGCTGCTTTTTCTTGTGCTATTTCTTCAAATGGATTTATAGTGTCAAAAACTGATTCTACTCTTGCAGCAGCGTTTTGTGTCATCCCCGTTGCGTCCATAAGTTCTGCACCCAATGATACAAAACCTTCTGGTATTTTTAAAACACCTGATGCAACACCCGCTAATCCAGCTTCAAATTGACTTATCTCATTATCTTCCTCAGCTTCAGGAGTTAAATTAATATAATCTTTTATTTCGCCTTGATTAAGTTTTTTTGGCGGAAGGCTTTTTGTTGGATCGTAGTATGATGCCATTTAAGCTCCTATCCTAAAGGTATTTCTCTTAACTTTTTACCTGTATATGGGTTATATTCAATTAATATATTTTTTTCAGGATCTCTTTCGTATAATTTTTTAACATCGGGTTTAAAATATAATCCTCCAGGAATCATTTCTTCAAATCTGAATTGTCTGGTTTTTCCTTTTTTCTGACTAGGTAATGTTCCTAAAAATTTTGATTTTAATTCTGGATTTTGTCTTATACTTGGACCAATATATGCTGTGTACTCTGCATAAGCTTCTGGATAATCTTGTTGAATTGTTCTTGTAAACCCTGTAGCAGCTTTTGGATCAGTATATTCTTTTAAACTTTCGTAGTAAACTCTTTCGGGTGAATAATCTTTTTGTAATCCAGAATCTGTTTTTGCTTTAGCTTGTGCTATTTTTAAAGCTTGCTCTTGTTCAATATCTAATTGTTCTCCAGCTAGTGCAAGATCTCTTTTTAATTTACCTTTACCAGCCTGAGCTTTAAATAAACCTGCTGTCGGTTCTTTAAATGCTTTTGCAGCTGTGCCTAATAAACCACCCGATGGTGTTTGAGACATTAAATTTAAACCACCTGAAATTAAAAATTGTGCTAAAGGATCAACTCCTGTGCTTGGATATTCCTCTGCAACTTTTTCAAGTCTTTGTCTAGCAGACATACCATTTTCAAAATTTTGTCTATCCTGAATACCAGACATGATGCCATTCATATTAACACCACCACCTTTTCTAAACATGGGTCTTCTAAATACTCTACTCATTAAAACGCTCTATATATTCCAGCTAGTGTTGCACCTAAACCTAATGCAGATTGAAGTGGACTAGCTGATGGCTGAACTGTCTGTTGAGTTCCACCAGGATAACCAGCAATTAGACCAGTGATACCTGAACCTAAAGTTTGTGCTGCTGTAATTGGTTGTTGTAATTGTTGTTGAGCTAACTGTTGTTGTGCTCCTAATTCTGCTTGTCTCTGTGCTTGCAATCCACCACCTAGACTAGTTAAACCTGCAACTTGTTGTCCAGCTAACTGTGGAGATAATCCTGCTAGTGCTTGTTGCTGTGTAGATAATGCTTGTTGCTGTTGTGCTAAAGCTTGTTGTTGACCGAAAGCTTGACCTGCTGCTTGTTGCGCTTGGCCAAAACCTTGTTGTAATAACTGTGCTTGTAATGCTGCTCTGTTTCTATCTGATGCTGACATATATTCTGCTCTTGCAACACCTTCACGTCCTCCACCAAATGCACCTGATTGAATTGCACTTTGTGCAATTGAACCTAAACCTTTTTGTGCTTGGATATCAAATTCTTGTAAAGATGCATCAATTACATCTTGTTGATATGGTGACATAAACTGAGAGTAAGCTTGAGGTCCCATAAATTGACCTGCTAGGCCAGCTTGTTTTGCTGCTTCTCCAGCTTGAGTTGATGCTGTTTGTAAGAATGGAGCGTATGATCCTAAACCTTGTTGTGCAGTTGCAACTTTAATTGCTTCAGCTTGTAAAGGATCTTGTCCAGCTACAAATTGTGGACCATAAACTTTTGATAAATCTGCACCTTTAAAACCACCTACAGCTTGTTGTAATTCTGTAATATATGGTTTTGCAGCTGCTTCTATAAACTCAGGTGGTTGTGTTATTTGTGTAATTGTTTCAGCCATTATACTCTTCCGCCTTTTTCTAATTTTTTCATCATGTCATACATACGTTGTGCACCTTTGTTGACATTACCATCACCCATGCCTCTTACAGCATCGGCAGTGAATACAAATTCATTATTTGACAACATCGCAGGGATGTCATCTGCCTTCTCTTTTATACCAACTGGAGGAATAAATCCACCACTTTCTCTAAGATCTAGTTCTTTTACACCTGCTTTATTGATGTTCTGAGGTAGACCCATGATGCCTGATGCCTGATCCACGATCTGATCGGTTCCCATAGCATAACCCATTCTACCACCCATATATGCGGGTTCTCTATATGTGTTTGCTGCAGTAGTAGTTCCCTTAACACTGTTAAACAACTGATCTATTTCTATAACGGACATATTTTTTACCATATCTCCATATCCTTTTTTAATTAAAAAATCTTTTTTAAGATTAGTTCCGTCGTTGTATCCTATTCTACCACCTTCTGCATATCCACCAGCTCCTGATGTATATTCAGATAAATCATTATCTACAAGTGCAGGTATTTCAGATTCATCGTATCCTAAATTTTGATAAGCTGTTGTAAGCTTACTTCTCAATGCACCAATATTTCTACCCGTTGATACTTCTTCTTGTTCTTCAGGAGATAAAGCACCTAATACTCCACCTAATACAGTTCCACCAGCCATGACTCCAAGAGTCTTTCCTAGTGTTTTTTCTCCTGCTAATTTACCTAATCCTTTTGAAAGTCCACCTTTCAATAAACTTCCAAAGTTACCAAAACCTGCTGCTTTACCAAAAAGAGTAGGAGCAAAATAAGCTCCTCCTGCTAGTAAACCTAGCTTACCAACATCTGATTTAAGAATACCACTAATACCTTTAGCAACACCTTTAACAGCTTTTTTAAGGCCACCTAATAGTGCTCCTTGTCTCGGTGCGACTTCCATTATTCCGCCACCTCTTCTTAATTGTCTGGGCATTTGCATTCTTGAAATTGGCATAGTTTTATTAGTTTATTTTGTTTTTCCGAAAATATCAAGGCTTGGCATGATGACTTTTATATCTCTTCTGATATCTTCTTCTGCTATTCCTTTTGATTTCCATTCGTTATCGTCTTTGTATTCTTCACCTGTTTTAAGGTTGGTTATTGTTTCTATTATTTTTTCTGGTTTTATTACTTGCATTTTTCTCCTATGTTCTATCAAACTCTAGTATCGATACTGTTCCCTCAAATATATCAGCAGAAGCTGATTGTAATTGTAGTTTGTCACTCTCTTCTAATATAATTGTACCATCTGCTATAGACTTTGAATTACCTGTATTAACAGTATGCTCTGCAAATTGAAAAGCTCTACCTGCAGAGGTATCATATATAAAAGCTTTTATTTCCGTGTTCCCTGCTCCAACATTAGCTACATGTATGTTTTGTATAATTGCTCTAGACTCAGAGGGTACAGTATAAATATCTGTAGCATCAGTTGTAGTTAAATCAAACTGTGCGTTCTTATATCTATTAGCCATTATGCTTCACTTCCACTACTCAAAAACCAAGTAAACCTTTGCGATTCATCTCTTAGTTCTTGTTGAAACGTAGAGTTTAATTTCTCAATCAATCCATCTAAATCTCTAATTAAAGAATCAGCATCTTGTTGTTTATACTCTTTACTGGGTCTGGTAAATACTACTGTTATCTTTGCCATTATATTAATCTATTTTCTACTTGTCTTAATACTTCTTTATCAAAACCAGTTATATCTACACCTGCATTTGCTAAGAATCCTTTAGCAATACCATCACCATTGTAATCAGCAAACTCAATATCATTAATAAATATTCTTCGACCAGATGTATCTAATGAATAAACAACAGGTATCTTATCAATCTTAACAGATAGTGGACTATCTTTGACCATAATAAATCTACCATCTTCTTTAACATAGTGACTACCTGCAACAGTGACACCTTTGTAATCATGGATTTCATCAGATGCTTTAAATTGGAATACACCTGTAACTTCACCACCTTTGGTATCATCACCGAGTTGAATGTTTTTAATTTCTTTAGTTGAACCGTCAGCCATTTGAATAGGAGTGCTTGGATCAAAACAGAAATTACCTGCATCATATCCACCACCTTTTCCTGCTCCTCTACTACTACTTCCAGCTCCAACATCAGAAAATCCTCCACCTCCTCCTGATCTTGAATCTCCTCTATTATCTCTTGCAATTGCTTCTCTTTGAGTTCTTGTTGGTTGAGTAAATTGTCTTACTTCTTTTGGAATATCTGCTATTCTTTTTTCTTCTAATTTTCTATTGTAAATTATATCTGCCGCTGATTTTCTTCTATTTAATAAGTTTTGAGATTTATTAAATAAATCTAGTCTATTAATTAAATCAGTTGGTCTACCAGTAGCTGGATTTATTGGTACATCATCTTCATATTCTCCAGCGACAGCTGCTGCTATTTCTGCATCAGTCATTCCATATTTTTCTTTTAATGTTTTAGAAACTGTTTCTCTTCTCTTGTCATAAGACTTATCTAATCCATAATTAGTTTCTTCACCCATTTTACCACCTGTTACAAGATTTAATAAACCACCTGATACAGGATTATATCCCGCCATAATTCCTTCTGGCGTGTTGTAATTATTTGTTACAAGTCTACCCATGTTATCTAACATAAAGCCACCACCTAATAATTCGTTTTGGAAAATACCCGCTCTATTCGGTGGTAAACCACTCAATAAATTTTTTGCAAAACTTCCTATACCTTTAATTCCTCTTCCTAACATAGTATTGCTTAAAAGTTCTTGAATTTTTGAAGGAGGTCTTTCTTGATAAGGACCCATTATACCTGAAGTGTTCAAAGCTCCTGTTGCAATATTAGCTTCAGGATCACCCATCATTGTACCAAAAGCAGCTTCATAAGCAGGTCTTGCATTATAATTTCTAATAGTTCTTACATTAGGATCGTTTGCACTTATATTAAATGGACCACCTCCACCTCCGTCTCCACCCATTTGTTGTAATAACAATGGAGTAATTCCTCCTGATGTAGTTTCTTCAACTGGAGTTTCTACAACTGGTGTATTAGTTACAGGTTGAAATATAGGAGATATACTAGGTAATCCTTGATTTAAATATGCTTGCGCTAAATCTGCTAAAGTTGCTGGTGCTCTTCTTGTAAATCTACTTCCTATTGCCATTATCTTCTTCCGTCTGGTTGCGTGTCTAATCTAAACGTACCAAGCTTCCAACTTTGATTAGCAGCTGTATTAGCTATCTTCAAAGACATGGCTCTTGCTCTTGCACGTGTATCTACTTTATCAGTAGAACTGGTAATTGTAAAGGGTCCAAGTGGTGAGCTTGCTTGTGAGCTATTTGGATAGTTTCTAAGTTGTAAAGTTACTTGTGTATTTCCTGTTTGAGATAAAAAGTCAGGTATAAATCTTCTAATCTTCATAATAAATTCACCATCTCCTTGAAACGTTGCAACACCTGTTTGTTGACCTTGTCTAGATCTTTGTGCTGTAATATCAAAGTCTCCTGATTCAATGTTAGAAGTAACTGCATTTACACCAGTTGCTAATGCTTCATCAGTTCCTTTTTCATGTTCAAAGTATATTGTACTACCTTCAGTATTACCAACTACATCAAATGATGCATCATCTCCTGCAGTAAAACTAGTTGCATGTGGTAAACCAAACACAGAAGAATCTTGCCATGCGCCTCTTGCTAAAGTTCCTGTTGTCCATACTGGTCTTTGTGGTGTTGAGTCCATGTAGTTATATGTTACACATCTATTAATTACAGTTGAACTTTCTGTGCAATAGAACCAAGTAATCTCACCAAACAAATTATTTAGTCCAACATTAATTAATTGATTAGCTGTTGTATTTAAATCATCAAAAACAAAATCTTCTACTAAACAAATCATAGTCTCAAGGTTACCAGAGTATTTAAAGAAACCATTTTCTGAAAACCAATACGCAGCACCGTCAACTTCTAATGCAGCGTTCTGTCCAATCAATCCGCAGTTCGTTCCTACTTGCTGGAAACCAAATGTAAATGGTTGACCAATAAACCTCATAGTAAATAAAGACGTATCGGTCCAAACATAGATTGCATCTCTACCTCTAACCGCACCTACAATTTTAGATCCATCTGCAAGTCTTTGTGTACCTGCTGTGTTAACCGCTGTTGGTTGGTATGTATTAATATCTTCTTGGTTTGAAAATCTGATAAACATCTCATCTTGTGTAGATGGTGTTCCAATCGTTGTTTCTGTACCAAAGAATACCAAGTGTCTATCAGGAGTTGATACTAACATATCACGTGATGCTGTTGGTGCACCTGCAATAATAGTTGCTCTATTGGTTACAGCGTTTGTTGCATTGGAGTCCCATTCAAATACTTGTGCGTTGTGAATTAGTGCAATTACTTTATCACCAAAATTATCAATAGACCATAAACCAGGATCAACAACTAAGTCACCAGATGCTGCTTCACCCCAAGCAATATAATCAGAACTATTTAATATAGTTGCACCATTAGAATGTGTTGCTGCTGTTGTATTTCTAACCCCTCTTGTAACACCAGTTAAAGTATTACTAGATATACCTGTATATGAAATTTCTTCTGAACCTATTTGAATAAAGTTTGTACCTGATGTTGGAAACAAAGATGCATCTGTTAAAACAATAGTTGTAGTCACAGCATTTATACCACCATTTAAAGTTGTAGTTGCTTCACCTGTTACAGTTCCACCCCATGCAGCTAATCCCCAACCAAAGCCAGGTAATTGTTCTGCAGGTCCTACTGGATAATAATGCTGAACCCTAATACCACCAGATGTTGTAGCACCTGAACCTGTCTCATTAGATGGCATTGTGATAGTTAAAGTGGTAGCTGTTGGCACACTTGTTACCATAAATTTTTTATCATCAAAGTCTGATGCTGAATAGTTAGAGTTTGTAATAGCTGTAAAATTATCTAAAAGTATAATATCATTTTCTTGTATTCCGTGGTCCGTGCTGAATGTTAAAGTAACCGTTGCTGAACCATTCGTTGTACTAAAAGCATTTGATAATGTTGTAGTAGTTTTAATTGGGTGAATGTCATAAAATACACCACCAGTATAAGCGTATAAAATTCTGTTTGTTCCTATGATTGCAAACTTGTTACCAGATTTGTTAACTAAATGATGTAAAGCTCTTGCAGCTCCTGTAAGTTTAGACTCACCTAACTGTGACCATCCACCTATTTTTTCAGGTGTACCATATCTAAAACGTACGTTATCACCATCTACCCATTGCCCTTCAGCAGTAGTTTCTGTGATTTGTTTATTGAATCCTGGTTGGAATCCTATCTTTTGTAGCATATGGCTCCATTATAATACTATTTAATACCTGATGGTAGACCTAACATAGGTCTTCCGTCAAATCTATTTTTTTCAGCAAATGGGCCGTTTACATGATTATAATGTAAGAATACTTGGCCACATATGTTCCCGTCAAAAGGCTCTCGCCAATGTTCGAGTTCGCAACCACTATATACTAACATATCCCCTACTTCAAGCAAGACTTTCGTGCCTGCTGGAGCATTGGGTTTTACAATATTTTGTCTTTCATTAACAACATTATTAGCACCTGTGCCATCTATAAATATAGGCCAAGGATCACCACCTAGATTAAGTGTTGTAGATATCTCACAAGATGGTCTATCTTTGTGTCTGTGTAAACAATCACCTTTTTTATAAGCTCTAGTGTAAGAATAAGTTGGTATCAAATCTAGTCCTGTATGTTGTTTCATAACAGGTAACATTTTAACTAGTAATGTATCCATTACAAAATCACCATAAC